TCTGTCCGGCCTCCATGAGGCGTTTAGCGGACTCAGGCATCGGGACTCCGAGGCGGTTGAGTTTCCATCCGTCATCTTCATCGAAGTGGACCGTGCGCTCAAAGGACTTGGGGAAGAGGAACACCCGAGAAGTTGGGAGTTCAACAGCAGCCTTCTCCTCGAAACGGGCGGTTTTCTCTTCAAGGTCGAGATCACCGAATTGTTCGATAGTGGCGTAACGTCCCGCGCAATCAGGCTTGTAGGAGACGTAGTTCTTGAGGATGTTGATCTTCTTGGAGATCAGATCTTTCCATTGTTGCCCATAACTGATTTGGGCGTGTTCGTGTGGGGTCATTTGTAAAAAAATAAAGGGTTAAAAAGAAAAGTCTTTTTGATCCGGTTATCCTTTTTCTGCTTGCTGGGTCCAAGGGTTATCCAACTCGCTCCAAGGGTCGTAACATTGAAACTGAGGTGGTCTTCAAAGATAAAAGGTCCAGCGGGATTATCTCACACTTCGTTGACTGACCGACCAATACCAGTGTTTATGCCAAAGTGTCAACAAAAAATATCACCACCCTGTTTCCAAGGTGGTGATATCCCAACTAATTATGAATAACAAAGACAGCAAATACTCTAAGCTGCGGGGGAACTATTGAGCAGATTCCGTGATTAGTCGAGCATGTTCTGTCTGTGCTTGCAAATATTGTGGATGAGATGCGTCATGGAATGCGGCATTGAGGGGGTTTTCAGGGTTGCTGACAATGTCCTCTGCCTGGGCCAATTTGCTCCCGTTTGAGACTTGGACCCCATTGACGGTTGCCCCTTTCAAAGATCCTTCGCTCAATGCTTGTTTCAGCTTGGACAAAGCGATGACCATGTTGGGTTGACTCACCAGGTCGTCAGCTTCAAGAGGGAGACCGATGGTTTCAGCAACAAACTGGGCATCTGCTATGGTGACATCGTAGTTCTGTTCACCAACGGCACCAATAATGGTGTCCTTTGCTTTACTGACCCGTGCGAACTGCTCGTTCTTTGCGGCTTCTGCTTCCAGCTTGGCCCGTTTGAGGTCGAAAGCAAGGAAGTCAGATAGTTCTTTTGGCCCATACCCTTTCTCCATCGAGTATTCAATGGCTTGTTGAAGAACATCGTCGGACAGGTTCACACCCTCCGGCAGTTCTGGGAGTTCAAGAGCTTCTTTAAATGCGTTGGCATCCGCCGGTAGTTCTTTCTTGGGTGGCTCAACCGCTCCGGTTTCCAGTTTCTTTGCCAACTCGGCTTTCTCCATATTTGCCTTGGTCAATGTGGCATGGAGCTCCTTGTTGGTTTTGAAAACGTCAGCGAGGTTCTTGAAGTTGGCACCCTCGGCATATTCCCCGATCCGTGTCTGATACCCTTCGGAGAAGTTGAGATTCTCGTCAATCAGTGGTGGGAGTTCGGTTGGCGTGGTTTCAGCAGGTGGTGGTGTGCCACCATCGGCTTCTCCTCCACCAGCTTCTTCGTTGCGATATGGGCGTGCCCCGTGGGCAAGTAATTTTCTAATGTTCATTGGTTGTGTTTTTTGTTGTTACCCGAGGTAGGTGAGGTCTTTCAATCGGCCTTTATACCGCTGGATAAAATGTTCTTTGCTGACACCGCCCTTGCGGCACCACTCGATAAACTTGTCATCCATGTCTCCGTAAGGGCCGGTTGCCGGGCACCCTTTTGGTCGAGCCTCTAAACCATCGTAGCGTGAAGGTCGGTTGACGACCGGTTGGTCATTTCTGTTTTCGTCGCGAAGCATGGCAAGCTCAAGCTGGAGTGCTTTGATACGCCTGTGGAGTTGTGCCACAAGGTCTTGATCCGCCGGGGGTTCAATGACGGTGATTTCAGCCGTATACACTTCCTTTGGTGGTTCCGGGGTGACTTCCTTTGGTGGTTCCGGGGTCACCGGTGGGTCACCCTGTTTGATTTTCACAACCTCGCGCCCGATAGGGCCGGAGTATTTGTCGTTCCCGTGGGTGTAGGTGACATCCTCGGTGACGGGGTCATAGGTGGCAACGTGTTCGTCGTTGCGGTAAATCTCGAAATCTCCCTCGACTTTCTTGTATGTGTATTTGGTTGGCATAGCTATTTGATTTTTGTGATCCATGTGATGACTTCCTTGATGGTGTCACGCCGCATGGCGGTTAAAGTTGCAGCTTGGGGGTTGCAGTTTGCAAGCTCCTCAAGGTTGAAACACGGGGCATCAAAGTCCCACGCTTCTTTCAAAGCATCGATGGCATCAGCACGGATTTCCGGGATGTCGGAGAACAGTCGTTTGATCCGGTCGCGCCGGTCGGCATCCTTCCGCTTTTGTGCCAGTTGTTCATCAGTCATCATTTACACCGTCACTTGTTGGGCTTGGTCCATCATTTCCTTCTGGATGTCAGGAGCAAACTTGGAGGCACTGTCGGCAACCTGCACCGCTTGCGCTTGCTGTTCTGCCGCTTGCTGCGCCTGGAGGCGGGCTTGAGCGATGGCAATGACTTCAGCTTCCGGTCGCAGCTCGGGGGCACGCATGCCGTATGTCCGGGCAAGCTCGCGGGTGTGGGCGGCGAGGTCAACCTCGTCAAGCACTGTCGGGTCAACCGAGGCATACTGTTGCAAACGAAGAAAGAACTGGTCCTTATGCTCAACTGCCTTGCGCTCCATGACCCGTGACAAGTTCGTTTGGAAGGTGGTCTGGGGGTCCGGTAGGTTGTAATACCCGTTGGATTCACTGAGAAGTTGCTGTGGCGGGGCCGGGAACAACCCTTTGCGGAGACAGATCCCGAACAACCTTTTGGAAAGCATCGGGTTCATGTCAGCTTCAAACCGTGCGTTGATCCCCACAAACAGCATCTCAGACTGATCTTTGATGCCACGGAACTCCTCTGCGGTCATCTCCTTCTGCACGTTGGCATATGGTTGCCAGAGTGCGTTGAAGAAGAGTTTGCGGATCTGGTCCTGCTTGTCGCGGATGCGGTCCTTACCCAGCGGATAGTCACCGCCGGTCAACCACTCGCGGACACCGCCGTTGCTGTTGGCAAGCGCACCGGCACGGGTCAAAGTCTTCTGCCCCGGACGCATGTCGATCTCCCCAACCATGCCAGCTTCGGCAAGGATCCGTGGGTTGATCTTGATGTCGAGGAGGAGGTCGAGCGATTCCTGGAGGTAGTTGACCTGTGACACTGCTGGCATGGCTTTCCGGGCGGGGGAAACCCCCCAGATAATGCCGTCAGCACCCTTCTGGAACCGTGAAACCATACCGTTGAACTCATTCAGGCCGGTCTCTTCGATCAAATTCTCGTCTTCCTCGCAGATGTAAAACTCCGCATAGGGCATATTCACGTTGTCCAGCTTGCCCGGATCACGCTCATCGCGGGGTCGCACCACATGCCAGACCTTGAATTTCTCTGAATGCCGCTTCTGGTGGTCCGCTATGGCGTTCTGCACTCTCACTCCGAAGTTCCCGTTCGGGAATTCCTTCATCAGTTGGTGTGCCGTGGCGTGAAAGCACCGGCGATAAGTGTCGGCGCGTCCCTCAAGATCCTCATCAAAGGTATATGTCCCGACAGGGGTGTGGCGGAAATAGAACGGTGCATACCGGTTGTTGGTCTCGTAGCACATGACCATGCCGGTGCCTACGGAAGCACGCTCCAGGTTTAGCTCCTGCACCACCATGGCGAAGTTCGACTGGTTGACCAGTTGCATCACAATGTGCGAACACGTCAGATACCACTCGCGCACCTCGTCATCATTCTGAAACTCGAAAGGTGGCTCATACCGCACCCAGTCTTCACCGGCAGGGGTGAGTTCCGCAGTCATCATGTTCGACAACCCCTCGACCGACTCGATGACGGTGGTGTCATGGATGTTGGCGTATCCGTTGGACGGGACCGGCGTTTCCTGCTTGGTGATGTATGCGTCACGGGGGACACACACCTCCTTGATGCTCTGCCACCACGAGTCCATCGGGGCACGGTCGGACTCCTGCTGCCGACAGATGTCGAGTTCCTGTTTAACGTTGATCATCCAAGTGGTTGGTTGCCACCTCCGGTGGTGTCGTTGGGGCCCAGGGTGGGGGAGATGTTCTTAAACCCACTGTAAAACCCACCCTTCCGGCGTGCTTGAAGCTCTTGCTGCTTTTTTGCCATCTCCCCGGGGGAGGATGCAATCGTCGCCGGGTCTGGTTTTGGGGCTGGTTTGGGTTTACTTGCCATGGAAACGTGCTTTTATTCGTTGAAAATCGTAGGTCTTGATCCGGTCGGTCCCTTTGTTCCGGTGCCATGAGAGCTTGGGAAGCTCATAGGGACACAACTCAAAGAAAAACGATGGATCTCCACTTGCGTAGAGGATGTGCCACGTGTCGTAGTCCTCTGTCAAGCCCGAAGATGCGAGTGCGTGGTTGGGGTCCAGGTCATTAAACGCCGCCAAATCCGCCTCCGGTATGGCTGAATTCACCGGTCGGGCGAGGAGAGTGTTGTCTGGAGACGAATAACACACTCCGAACCGTGAACACATCTCGATGAACGACCACACCCACTCAGGTGCCCCCGATGCGTTCATGTGCTCCAGAAAGCTCTGGAACGGGCAGGGTGGGAAGTCGATGACCCTCGTGGGTGGCTGCTCACTCATCAGATGCAGTCATTGATGGTGGTCGGGGTTTCGCCCAAAGGTGTGGAGACAGCTTCTATGGGGGACCAACCCTTTTGGATCCGAGACTTAACCAAAGTGGGGCACCCGCCAAGTTTCGCGGACCATACTGCCATGCAACACGTTTCACCTAAATATGTGATGTTCACAGTGGTTCTCCTATTCCGACTCTGGGTGTATTTATCTGCCCATCGGCAATTCTCTGGGCTATATGGGCCATCATTGTCAACCCTATCAATAGAATAGCCATCTGGTCGCGGCCCCATGTCGGCAACGAACTGAGCAAAGCTATCCTGCCACTCTTGGCAAACCTGAATTCCACGTGCGCCGTATAGGTGAAAATCCGCATCGTTGGTGTTGTGGCAGCGTGCCCGCATTCTCAGCCACGTTCGGTAAAGGGGGTGATTATCAGAATTTACACCATCCACAAATATGGAGAATTTCTTTTGTGCCCTCTCCCTACACAAACATCCACATGATTGAGTGGACTTATTTCGTAGGCTTTTAAGTGTCACCACTTTCTCTGTGCCACAATCGCAGCGACATAGGAGTGCCCTTCTCTTATCTTTTCCCTTGTGCTCCGCTTCACCTAAGACCACCATTCGTGCGAAACGCGTCCCTTTTTTTACTAGTATCTTACTCATACTGGTTGAATAATGGGGGCGCGTTTTCATTGGGTCAAGTTCTAAAGTCGCCTCCCCCATGCTCTCGACCCCGCCAGCTTGCTGCTGGTGCGGGTGCTTGTCTCCCCGAACGAATCATCGAAGTCGGTGTTGCTGATCCGGCTTGCGGCCCGGTTGATGAGACCACGCTGCCAGGCTTCCGCGAAGCACCTCAATGCGTCACACCCGTGCGAGTGCTGGTCGTGAACTGGTTCCATGGAGCTGCGCTGACCGACCGCCTTCTCCGCTTGGTGGTAGTTCTCGAGGCACTGCAACAGGCTGGGGAACTTCACGTTGCCGCGGCGGTGCTCCTTGGAAACCGCCCGTTTGTCCATCCAGATGAACGGGAAAGTGTCGCGCACATAATTGATCCCCGTCCAAACGCTCGGGATCTTCGGGACATGCTGCACGTTGCGGAACCCCATCTCGTGGAACACCTCCACCAAAGTCTTCCCACTCTCCATGCTCTTGCGCCCACCATCGTGGGGCAGCAGCACGCGGATGTCATCCACCTTGTTGTCCGCTCCCCACGCTTTCAACATGTCCCCGTAGTGCCGGATCGACTCCCGGTGACTGCAATAATACCCGACTATGCGGATCTCCTTGCCCACCACCTGAATAAAAATGCATGGCATGGTGTCGTTCATCCCGATGTCAAACACCGCAAAGACGGGGATGCCACGCTCGATGGGGATCGTCGTTATCCGCTTCTCCGCAACCATCCTGTTCATCTCCATCTCGTAGATCTGCCCGTCCATCGGTGCCGCAAAACACTCCTCCAGGGTTGATGGATACTCACCAAACCGGTTGTTGTGCAACGGCCAGGCCTCATCCTGATACCACCGCTTCTGCCCGTCTGTCAGCTTAATCCCGTGGGTGTGCTCAAGCTCCTGAAAGTAGTCCTCACACTGCGGCAGGATCTTCAGCTTCGACTCCAGCGAATAGAACGGGTCGGTGTGCCACGGGAAGAACATGTGCCGCCACGACCGGGGGTTCTTCTCCTCCTCCGGGGTGGTCAACGACTGGTCCATGTAGTCCCACAGGTGCCCGTTCTTCCCACCCTTCCATGTCGTCTCCACGATGATCTGCCCCTTACGGGCCGCTTGAATCGCACCCGTCTGGATCTCCTCCGACCGCTGGGGGTCGGCATGTTGAATCCACCCCCACTCGGAGACATGGAGGAAGTTGCAGTTACCACCACGATAGCCCGTGGCAGCATACAGGTTGGAGGTCGTATCCCCGGCCACCTCAAAAGAAAGCCGGTCGTCGTTGTTCTTCAGGACCTTGATGTCGTCCGCCAAAAACTGCGGCAGGTTCTCCAGCGAAGTCTTGATGATGTTCTCCAGCTTCTTGGACGCATCCGCCTGGTTGCGATCAACAATACCACCCTCGTAACCAGCGGTCTCCAATGCCTGATCAAACATCAACACATCAATCCCTGTGGACATCCCCCGTCTCCGGGCCTTGGGGATGATGATCTTCTTGTGCCCCTCGATGAGAACCGCCTGGAACACTGCCATCTGCTCCGGGTAGGGCCGGAACTGAATCACTCCACCGGTGTCCTCGGACTTGATGTGATAAAGATTCTGCAATCGCCAGAAGGGGTCTTTCAGCTTGTTCAACAATTCCTGCTGCTCCGCCTCCCTCCGGGCACGTTTTATGGGTGTTCCAGCCATTTCTTGGTTGTG